GATATTATTGGCTTGTTTGCAATGTGCAAACTGCGGCAACAAACAGCCAAATTCTTGGTAGTAACTCAGGTGCAACTGAACCCTTTGCCAACACTCCTTGGGTCGCTTCTCCAGGAAATGCTTTCTTTTCAGGGTATGGAGAAAATTCAATTACTGGTGCATTTGCAACCGCTGGCACTTTAATATTTTCAACATCAATTCCATTGACTTTCTTGAGAGCGGTCTAATGAAACAAGTTACTTATGGCATCGGCGGCTATGACCCATCAAAGCCAAATAACAACATCGTTGAAGAAATCGACATTCCAGATCAGGAGACAGAATGAACATGAAGAACCCTTACCTGCTAACAGCAGGTGCATTCCTATCTGCTTGGGCTGCATCTAACTTTGCAGCAGATTATCGCTCAATTCTCTGGGCTGTACTAGCTGGGGTCTTTGGATATGCGACACCTAAACGATGACACCAACGGATTACTTAAATCTTTATATTGCCACGCTTGCGATAGTGGGTGGATTAGCGGGCTATGTGATCACACACTTGCTGTCGGAGATTAAGCGACTAAATGCGCGTGTCGATGAGATCTACAACATACTTCTAGAGCGATAATTTAATCATGGCGCGTAAGAAGGCTATCGACTTAGAGGCTTACTCGATCTTAGACCAGTACACAATAGGTCTTAACGAGTATTACAAATCTCTGCGCCGAGCAGGCTTTAGCGTTGAGTTAGCACTAGCAATACTTTTAGAACCTGCTACTTACCCGGCAACCATACTGCCAACACCTAATTGGTTGCCACAACTTCCCGACTCGATCCCTTATGATGATGATGACGAGGATTAACCATGAAAAGAACTGTAATCGTTCCAGATCTACAGGTTCCCTATCACGATGAAGTTGCTGTCCGCAATGTTGCATCTTTTATTAAGGCATACCGTCCAGATAGCGTTATTACACTCGGAGATGAAATCGACCTGCCACAGATCAGCAGATGGTCAGACGGCACACCAGGTTGGTACGAGCAGACACTAGCTGAGGATCGAGACCTAGCGGTTGAGGTTCTTTGGTCTTTAGTCGAGCATTCCAAAGAGGCTCATATGATCCGTTCTAATCACACAGATCGACTTTACAATGTAATCATGAAAAAGATCCCAGCATTCTTGGCGTTGCCAGAGTTGCGCTTTGAGCGCTTCATGCGTCTAGACGAATTGGGCATCACTTACCATAAGAAGCCTTACGCCTTCGCTAAGGGCTGGGTGGCCGTCCATGGAGACGAGCAGGGCATCAACCCTAATGCGGGTCTCACAGCCCTTGGAGCGGCCCGTAGGCATGGTTTAAGCGTAGTCTGTGGTCACACTCACCGCGCAGGGGTATCGGCCTTTACAGAGGCTTCTGGGGGCAAAATAGGCCGTATCCTGCGTGGAGTAGAAGGCGGGCATCTCATGGATATTCGCAAGGCGGGCTACACCAAGGGAACTATGAACTGGCAGCAAGCCTTTATCATCGTTGAGGATAGTCAAGTAACCCTAGTTAACCTCGAAAAGGACGGCACTTTCGTAGTTGCCGGGCGGCGTTATGGACGATCTAGATAACGACATCAAGCGCACGATAGACGATGCGATGGACGATGGAGAATTGTTACCGTTTCGTTATCAACAGACCGTCAGATAGTCAGATATTTATGCAACACTTATGCCAAGAAGCTGCGAAGGGCGCAGTAGAAGGGCAGTAAATGAACGCAGATATAGCAATTACTTTATCGATAGCAGTAGGCATGTTAATTGGCTTTGGCTTTGGTTATGGCAAAGGCTTTGAACATGGAAAGATCAAGGGTCGAATAGCAGCTCGTAAGATCGCTCGTCAACTTGAGCAGGTCGGCCGATGAATGCTAGAGACTATCTCAACGAAGCAAGAGCAACTATCCAAGATCGAGGAATGGATTACGGTCACCCAACTGACAACATGGCAAGAACGGCTGCCCTCTGGTCGAGTTATTTGGAAATGCCGGTTACTGATTACCAAGTCGCGATGTGTATGGCACTCGTCAAAATAGCCCGAAGCATGGAAACTGCAAAGACTGACACTTATGTCGATCTAGTGGCTTATGCTGCCATTGCAGCGCAACTGCATACAGAGGAGAATGAACACTATGTTTAATCTTGAGGATTACGATCCAGTAGAAAAGCGCTTAGGCGTTAAGTTAAACGCAAAATCATTTTGGGAAGATTATCCAGAAGGACGGATTGAAACTCGGCTAATCTTTCATAGTGCAACGCAATACATAGTCTGGGCTGCAATATATCGAGACTCGGCTGACAGCCAGCCTTGGGCTACAGGTTTGGCTGAGGAAACAGTTCAGGCTAGAGGCGTAAACAGCACTTCTGCACTAGAAAACTGTGAGACCTCGGCAATAGGACGCAGTTTAGCCAACGCGGGTTATGCGACTAAAGGTAAAAGGGCATCTCGCGAGGAAATGTCTAAAGTCAAGGCAGTTGAGCCAAAGCCTTTCGCAGAGAAGTTAGCAGACAAGATTACAATGCCGGTCGAGGACGATCCTTGGACAACTAAAGCGGTGTCACCAGCACCGACCGCAGCTGAGGCTGTTGCATTGGTAGCAGAAGTCTTAGGCGGATCAAAGATCGATGATGACATTCCAACCTGTCAGCATGGGATAATGGCTTTCAGCGAAGGTGTTTCAAAGAAAAACAATAAGCCTTGGGCGCAGTTCAGATGCCAAAACCCTGCTGGTGGCTTCTTGGAGAAGTGCGAACCTGTCTGGTTAGAGATTAACAAAGACGGTAAATGGGTCAAGCAGAAGGCGAGAGGCTAATGTTAAACAATTTAGTAAATCTGATTAAGCGCATAACGATATGCAGTTGGAAAGATCATGATTATTGCAAACCTTATTGCTTTAGATGCTGGAAGTATTGGTCAGCAGAATTATGGGAAGAGGTAGCCAAATGAGCGGCCTACAATTCATGAACCAAGATGGTGAATGGGAGAACTTCCCTACTGATGATGAATTAGCTGAGAAGGCTAAACATCAGGAACTTATCAATGCTTTACAGGTGCGAATTATCTGTCACCTATGCAATGAGCCAGTACCACGCGAGGAACTAGCATTCTGGGTTCAAGGAACTGTGCTTACTTGGTCATGCAAGAAGTGTCACGCAGTTAATGTCTCAAAGTAGAAAACATCGTGGCTTTCGCACAGAGCGAGTAGTCGCAGAGTATCTGAGGCGCTGGTGGGAAGGTGCTTCAGTAGGTCGAGGTTCTGGGCGTGACATTCTCAATGTCCCGTTCGACTGCGAGGTAAAAGCGCGCACAGGACTCGATGTCAAGGGAACACTCCGCCAGATCGAAACTAGGACAGCCAAGAGCGGCTTATTGGGGTTCGCTTGCTTTAGGCTTAATGGTCAAGGCGAAAATGCTGAGGAATATGTAGCAATGCTGCGTCTTAGCGATCTGGTGGAGTTACTCTTAGCTGCGGGATATAAAGATCGTAAAGATGTTGTGCAAGAGTCAGAGATCGAGCGTTGCAATGGTTGTGGCGAATGGACTATTGCCGGTAATTGTCGATCATGTGAGGATCAGTAATGCCCATATATGAGTTTGAATGTACCAATGATCTATGTGAGTCTAACCTGCGTTATGACAAGGAGTTAAAGATAAATGAACCACATGATGTCGAATGTGGGTTCTGCCATGAACCTATGCGCAAGATTTACAGCTCTTTCGGGATCTCGTTTAAGGGATCTGGCTTCTACTCTACAGATAAATAACTTATACACACCTGTGGATAACTAATGCAGATTACTTCACTTCGTGCTTACGACACGCCCATGTTATCCACATGCTTGACTTGGCGAGTACACTCTAGGCAAGAGCCCCTCAAGGGCTCAGACCGCGCCCGAAAGGGCGTAGCGCGGTGGGTTGCTGGAGTGTTAGTGGGAGCCTTTTGTCTAAGCGGTGCTGAGACAACAATGGCGAATAACATGCCAAATAAAGAGCTGAGATTATTAGCAAATAAACAATTACCAGATGCTCAATATAAATGCCATAACGAGATCGTTCATCGAGAGAGTTCTTGGAATATAAACGCCATAGGCAATAAGCAAGGCACTAAGAGAACTCATGGTTATTATCAGATTAAGTCTGATGCTGTTAAAGGTAAGCCATATGATTACCAGTTCTACATGTATTGGTATTATGTATCTAGTAGATATTCATTCGATAAGAGTAATCCAGAGATACCGGACTACTGTGCTGCACTACATCATCTTAAGAGTAAGGGCTGGCAGTAATGGCAAAGCGTGGAGACCCTAGACTTACAAGAGATTACAAAGCTTTCAGGTTAAAGGTGTTGGCTCGGGATCAATGGTCATGCTTCTATTGCTCAGCACCAGCTGCAACAGTTGATCACATCATTCCAATTAGCAAAGCACCTGACTTGGTAGTGAACTTCGAGAACGCAGTTGCTTGTTGTGCCAGTTGCAA